GAAAAGATTCCAATCCTGCGTGCACCAAGGTTCCCAAAACCAACGGCGCACCCTCCTCATTGTTACGGTACAGGTCAATGTACCTTTGTTTATATTGGTACTCACAATTTTGGAATTTTTTTATACTTGACTGCGTAAACATATCCCCCCCTAACGTGTTCTCATATAATGCAGTAACGAAGCGAGTGCAAGCGAAAAGAAGAATAGTGCAATCTTTACGCGAATGCCCACTTTGCGCGTTTGTTTATCGTATGCGCTTTTTGCTAAATATTTTAGCGCGGCGCGTTGGTTGTTTTTATGTCTGTTGTTATACATTTTATCCTCCGATAAAAGGGTAAGGGGGCAGGATTTACTTATTACCTGCAACCACCACATCGCGCCGTTGATAGTAAGTCGGCAAGCGCAACATGGTAGAACCTCAGTCAGGGGCTTCAACAGCTTTCGCCTATAACCCCCAACCACTTTACTCGAACCTGAGCCAATTGGCCTTCCATTCGAGTTCAGAGTACCTTAGCAGCTACCACCCTGCTTATTCGGTCACCCCGTTAGCACTAGCAAGGTGCTAACCCCCCGTTTTTATTAGCGTATCGGTGTCTCCATTCCAATACACTGCGTTTCTATATGAATCAGGCACCTTGCCCTCATCTAGTTCATTTTCCGGCAATAGGTCTTCAATGGACACCATCAGGTTGTCCACTGTGGTTAAGCCTAAAGCCAATTGAAATTTCATGTCCTCGATAAGCTTATCCTTTGCCATAAGCTGCTCAAGTTCCCCGTCAGTAAATAATCTCGACATTTTCTTCTCTACCTTCCCTTTTGTTTTTTAATTTTTCCTCTTTAACCCACTCCGCATATGTTTCAGGGTCATCTTCTTTTATGCATTGGTCACATTCGTCGCCATGATAGGACACATTGAAGTGTGCCGACTGCTCTGTATTTCCACACTGTAAACAAAATCCCATTAGTTACCCTCCTCACATTCCTTTACCCATTCGGCAAACTCCTCAGGGTGGGCCCTTTCAAAGCAATCATCGCAACAGTCTAGCCCTGCTTCAAAGTCTACCGCCATAGAGCAGCGACGGCAGTCCTCGCACCATTTAGCACTTGGATAATCTCGTAGTGTGCTCATCTAGTTATCCTTTCCGTTAAATGTGGCCATTTTCGGCCACCAAGTTATTATAAATTTCCTTAGCATTTTCACTTTCAGGCCCGCTAGATAAAGGTGAAGGAGTGAAATATTCACTTATTCGGCAAAGCCTATGATACAGATAGCACCATTGCCCATCCCCATCATACGCCCAATGATATTGTCCACCGTGATAGTGAGCGCAAAACCAATAATGCGCCTCGATTATGTCAAATCTATCAAAATACATTCTATCCCCCCTGTTTTAAGGTTCATTTCCGAAATTTGCAATTTTAGCTCGTCCTCTTTTCTTTCTTATCTTTCTCCTCTTTAAGGCTCAGGAGCTTGTTAAGAAAAAACCCCCATTCTTCTATGACTTTATCTGTTTTCTTAACTTGGTTTGTCCATTCTTTGCCGTTGTACATTTTACTTTTCCCCTATTTTGCTATGATATATCGATAAGCCCCATAAGAAGCGCCTGCTCTGTCCCATAAACTGTTTTCTTATCACATTGTTCACAAGAATACTCTTCTGCGTCAGGTTCGACGCTAGATGTAGTAAACTCTCGGCAAGTTGTACAATACCCTTCAAGGCATTCGCTATTTTCTAGGTATTCTTGTTCCGTTATCGAGGTAATTTTTAAAGGTTTTAACATTTTACTTTTCCTCTCTTATAAATTGCTGCGTGCACCACTTGGTGTCGATTAGTGAACCCGTCGATAGTTCATCAAGCACTAATGCTAAAAACCTTTTAGCGCTACGCTGTAAAAGTGTGTGCGCGGCGGGACCACTTAACTTGTCCAAAATTGGGTCAATAACGTCACTCAGCGCCTGTTCAAGCTCAAGCTGTGCCCCCTTAGGGTCAGCTGTTGCGATTGCACTGAACTCGTACTCTGCATATGCGTTACCCTTTATTACTTCCACTAATTCGTTACTAAAATTCATGCTATCCCCCTAATTTGTATGTGGCTAAGTCCATCCTGTGAACAATGCCCTAAGTCTTTTACTCCCTGCAAAATAATTTTGCCGGGTTTGGTTTCCAATTGTTTTGCGCCATTGAGCGCAACCCATTGGGCTACTGCTACTCTTTGTTCTTGTTTTGTCATGGTTCCTACTCCAATTGTTAAAGCTGTTATAGTAAAATTAAGTTTATTCTGTCAAGCTTTCTTTTGTGTTTTTCTATTTTTCTTTTATTCCTTAGATAAATAGGGCATTTAGTGGGCAATCACCGCGATATCTTTTCTTGTATCTTTGGTGCCTTGCTTCCCATCACATAGAGTGCACGTGTTGCACGTGACAGGCAATTGCCCCACTCTAAGCTCTTTGTTTGCGCTAGTTGTAGCGGGACAAATTATTTCACCTTGCTGCAGTTCTCCTTCGTTGTCGATGATTCTAAATGTGCGGAAGCCTAAAGACTTGGCTTGTTTTCTTGCATCTTTCCCCATGTAGGGATCTATGCTTGCCATTGCATATGGTGCCAAGTACGTTGCTTTTGTCCAATTGTGGATGTAATTTGTGTGATTTGCTTTCATGTTTTCCCCTATTTTAATGCTGCTATTTTTTGCATGACTTCGATTGCTGTTTCTTCGGGTAGTGCGTCAATACCGCCATGAGCACCGACTCGCACACGCCGTCTAGATTGCGCAATTGCCTTCCATCCCGCCTTCCATTCTGTCGGCTTATCGTGTGTCGAACGATGAACAGAATTTGGTGCTTGGTAGACTCTCACATAACAAAACACCTTGCGCTTTTTCTGCTTTGCTATAAATGGTCTGAGGTGACAATTTCCGCAAATGCTCTCATCATCACCACGTTTGACAATTGCACTTAAACTTTCGGTGCTGTCAGGCAGAATCCAAAGCTGCACCATTGGACCTGTTTTAGGATTTTGGCTTGCTGTAACAATGTTACTTGCTACAAGTCTAATCGGTTCCCCATTGTGGGCGCTATTTCCGCGCCATAATACGTACGTGCTTTGCATGGTCCTACTCTCCTTAGAACGGGCACCGGATTAACAGCGCCCGTCCTAACCTTTGTTGTTGTTTTTAAATCTCTCTAAAGGCCCTTGTTAGGCGCTTTTGCAGATAGTCAACTCGGCGTTGTTCGCGCTTGATTGCACACTGTAAGCAATGCCTTGTGGTGACAGAGCCTGAAAGCCCTTTAAACACGAAAGCCATTAAATCCTGCGAAAATTCGTGACCGCATTGTGGGCAATCTTCGCGCTCTTCGCCGTATGTAGATTTATTTGCTGTTTTTATTGTTTTTGTGTTTGTCATCTTATTCCCCTAATTTAATATGCTTTTGATTGTTTCAAATGTTTTTACTTGCCAAGGTTTAAAAGATTGCACTGCTCTTGTGTGCTTATCCTGTAAGCCTTGCTTGACTGCTTTATAGTGTTTGTGTCCCATTTGGTAATGGATTGCAGGCACAAATAGTAAGTCTGTTGTTGCCCAAAAATGGTCAATGTCTTCTTTTATGTATTCTTTGTTCATTGGTTCCTACTCCGTTGAAAAGATTATTTGATGACCTGTTATCGTTTATTCGATTGGCGGTGTCAATAAAAATAAATGCATTACTTGCATTTTTTGTACTTTTGCCGTACTAATGAATAGACCACAAGCAATAGGTCACATTGGAGCGATAGTGAAGAAGACGCATATTGTAGGTGACAGGCAATCCCCCCAAAAACACGAAACCCCCCTTCCCCATTCTGCACAAAGTGACTATTTGAACAGCATGTTGCGGCATAGGTGCACCTATCGCATGACCACACACACCTTGCGCACCGAGGAGGAGCCAAAGAGGGGGCAGCGGGCCCGCCCTGGAAAAAAAGGGTTGCACCCCCCGATGATTTAAGCATACCCGTTAGGCACAGACAGGGAGAAAAGCTCCCGTTTTATTTAGGTAATTTTATTTTTTGGAGAAAAAACATGACTACAATTAAGGTTCCCGGCGGTTACAAGAATGTAACGTCTTCCGGCAAGAAGATGAGCAAGAAACCGCTCTCAAAGGCAGTAGCACTGCGCCAATTGGCGGCAGAACACATAAATAAGAAGAAAAAGAAGATTAAATCGATAAAAGCGAAGAAGGGCGGCTCATATGCCTAATGATGAAGGTAAAGAAGCCATTAACACTAAATTCACGGAGTTATGCACCCAAAGAGGCGCATTGACCCATCAGATAGACAAGTTGAGCAAGCAATTGTCTGCCGTGGACGCTCAGATAGATGGCTTGGACGTAGCAATGAGTGTTGTGACCCAATTAGAGGTACAATTAGATAATGAAGCTGAAAAAGAACCATCTGACTCCCCTGCCGGATAAAAGCAAGGAAGAGGCCATAGAAGACAAGCTAGTGCGTGACACGGTGCGTCATCGTATGCAGGCGGCGAAGGTTGTCCCTAGTTCGCAGGGCTTAGTGGCAGACTTTATGACGCTTATCCATATGGAGATGACCAAGATGGCGGGCAGAATAGGGGTCGGCCCTGAATGCTTAGGGGAAAACGAATCAAAACACTTATCCCGGCTTGTGGGGTCCTTAGACAGACTAATACGCATCGAGGGGGAAGTGAGAGCCTTGAGCGCGGTGGACAGGATGGATGACAAGGAATTAAGAGAGAGGGTCCGGGGTGCACTTAAGACATTGAAGATTAGTGATGTGGAAGTTGATAAGATAATTAAGAATGCTAAAGATATATAATATGTATACCCACCTCGGAGCCGCCTCAGCGTGCTGTGTACCAATCCATATATTTATATATATACTATATATATATGCTGTCAAGTTGAAAGAGAAAAATCTTGGAAGATGAGTTAAACGTAATAGTTAGAGATGCCGATCAAGAAGATTTGCCGCTCATCTACAATTCTTGGCTCAAGCAATATCGTGAATCGCCATTCTCGTATGGTGTCAGCAATGGTGTTTTCTACTCACAGCATAGGAAGCTTATAGACCACCTTATAACGAAAGCTACGCTCAAGATATGTTGTGACCCCAACGACCCCACGAAAATCTACTCATGGGCCTGTGGTGAGGTCTATGACACACCTGTGATACACTTTGTCTACACAAAGAAGCCCCATAGGAACAAGGGACTGTGTAAGATGTTATTAGCGGAGTTTGGGTGGGAGCCCGGGGCGCATGTTGTAAGTACCCATTTTATGAAGTATAAGAACTCAAAATATTTAAACAAAGAGAAGAAGATAATCTACAATCCATATTTGCTCTATGTGTATATGAGCAAGGGAGTTATGAATGAAGCTTAAGACAGTAAGATTTAAAACCAATATACGTTTGCCCAATGGGACTCTATCTAGCCATGCCACGGTGGTTAACCCGCGCCAAAGAATTAGCTATATAGAGATGATTGGTGACTTTATAGTTATACATAAAGACCACCTAAGTACCATTGTTCCTTTGTCTAATGTGGCGCATTGTGAGACAATGGAGGAGCCTGCTATAAATTTACTGACAAATACTGCGCCGGAAGGTCACTCTCATGTCGAAGAAGCAGAACAAGGAAAGGGAGCAAGCCCCGCGAAAACCAAAAAAGCCCGAAAGAAAGCCTCTGTTCTTTGACAGGTTTATGAATATGGATTGGAAAGTATTTGTACCACTAAAGTCAAAGAAGGAAATTCGTGAAGACTAACGATTATGCGGTTAATGGCATTATGATAACCGATTGCCCTCAAAGGGCGCACAAGTATAATATGCGCGGTATACCTAGTATGACTGAAGAAGAGGTATACAGCATTAAGCGTCAGATTGAGGGCAAGATGCCTAAAGAGCTAAAAGATATAATTTGCATGGTTAAAACTGCCATTGGCGGCACGGTAAAGAAAATATGTCTAACGAAAGCGCGATGAATCCCATAGAGGCCCGCGAAGTGGTCAAGGAATACATCAAGCGATTTGGTGAGCCTCCGAAGAAAGAAAAGAGCGCCCTAAAGACCGAACGCTCGACTCAATTCTTCAGGGACTGTTTTGACAAGCAAATAGCCTTCATTAGCGACAAATCGAAGCTGAAAACGGCTCTGTGTAGCCGGAGAGCGGGAAAAACACATTGTGCTGCCGTTTATCTGTTAAAAGAGGCTGTGGAGAACCCTGAGAGCGAAGCAGCCTATATTGCCCTTACGCGCATAAATGCAAAGCGTGTCATGTGGCCCAAGCTCAAACAACTCGACCGTCAGTACAGCATGAATATAAGGTTCAACAACTCTGAACTGACTGCTTATTTGCCCAACGGGAGTGTTATATATCTAACGGGTGCTAACGACCAAGCCGACATCGATAAGCTTCGAGGAAGCGCATTTGTACTAATCGTCATCGATGAGTGCGCTTCTTTTGGGGCTCATATGGATGAGCTTGTAGAAGAGGTGTTGGAACCAACCTTGATAGACCATGATGGGACTATGTGCCTTATTGGGACACCAAATGCCGCTTGCGCGGGTATTTTTCACCGCTCAACGACAGAACCCGATTCGGACTATAGCCGCCATCATTGGACTATCTTGGACAACCCCCATATTCCACACGCCAAGGATTGGCTAAACAAGCGTATGTCTCGCAGGAGATGGGACGACAAGCACCCTGTTTATTTGCGCGAGTGGTGCGGGCAATGGATTCGCTCCACAGACAGTCTTGTTTATAAATTCGACGAGGCTGTTAATCTTTATGATTCCCTCCCCACTTTGGATTATGATTTCGAGTACATACTTGGAGTGGATTTGGGATTCAACGATGCAAGTGCGTTTACTGTTTGTGCCTTTAATCGGTACCTTCCTACTCTCTATTTGGTCTACGAAATGAAACGTGTCGGGATGATTCCGGCAG